TCTTTCCTATTCACCTCTAATCATTCACAGTACACCCATACTTTGCTTTTCTCATACGATACTTAACTCTCTTTACATTATCCCCAAGGTACGCTAACACATCATTTCGTTTGATTGCGTTTTCTTGCATCGTTTCCCTTTTACGTTTGTACATTCGGTATAGCGGACACTTTACGTGGCAAGCTACCTCTCTGTATTCGCATCCCTTACATGGTGCGTTCATTTGATACTTACTCCTTATAACTGGCTTGGCGGTATATCATACATATCACAATCACCATTTATCCTTGGCAATTTTCGTGTTTTAAATTTTGGATATTGTTTGTAATATGCTTTTATCCTACAAAATGCAGCCTCATAACTATCTTTGTCTTCTCCATACACAACATTTATAAAGTCTACATATTTTGCCTCTTGAAATAACCAAAACAATAATTGTAATGACTTCATAAGTTGCACATATCGTGGATGTTTCTTTTTACTAGTTATCCAGTTATTAACACAATCTTTATGTTTATAAGCCATTTAATCACCTAAAACGGAACATTTTCATCCGTATTATTGTTTTCAAAACTATCAAAGTTACTAGATGTAGTTTCATCATTTGTTAAGGATGTTCCTATAAAGTTAGCAACTACTTCTGTTACATATCGTTTTTGACCATCCGTTGTTTCGTATGAACGTGTTTGAAGTCTGCCCTCAACGAACACTCTATTGCCTTTACGCAAATTCCCAATGCTTTCACCTAGTTTTCCCCATGCTACACAGTTGATAAAAGCAGTCTGTTCTTTCGTTTCGCCATCGCTTGATGTGAAAGTGTTGCTTGCTGCTACATTGAATGTGGCTACTGCCTTTCCGCTATTCGTATAACGGACTTCTGGATCACGTGTTAAGTTACCTAAAATTTGTACTGTATTCATTCAATTCTCCTATATCTTCTGTTCAATACACATTCTGCCTTTATAGATGCGCATCATCTCTTCTAAATTTTCAAAGGTGCGTGCATCTGCTTTTGCAATCATTTCCATTTGTTTTGATGCCTCTTCTTGCGTTTCCACGTTTAGAGGTATCTCAATAGTTATAACCATTTTTCTTTTTTTACTTAGCATTTATCATCCTCAACATAATCTCCAATGAGATACTCTTTTGTTTCTAACACCACATATGATGTATTTTCGTATTTGTGTCTTTTTTCCCATGCTTGAAATACTTTTGTTAGTTCTTCACTTAGTTCGTCGATGTGTTCATTTTTAACATTTTTCATGTAATCATCTGACCATTCAGCGATTTCATCATCTAAGTTATAATCACATACATTCCAAATAACACGCTCGCCGTCTACCTCTGGCACATATCGGTATGGATGACCTACTTCTATTGTTGTTTGTAATAATTCCTCTCGACTTAATGCATCAAAATCACCATAGTCATATTCGTTATCTACATAATCTGCGATAGCCATTTTAATGCTATCTTGCTGTTCACCAGCCACTTCATCATCAACCCAACAATACTTTGTTTCGTCTTTAACTAACACAACTTATCACTCCTTACCAATAGCTGATTTGATTTAATTCAGCATCTACTTCATCAACAAACACATCGTAGTTAGGATGAATATGGCAATCGACTGTTGCCTCATTCCTCATGATTTCAAGCAAGTTTTCAATCTTTACTCTTGCCTGTGCCTCGCTAGTTGCCATGACTTGAAAACTAACATTGAACGATACATTCACGCTGACATCAAATTCTTTCACTCTTTCTTTCATCTATCCCCCTATTGCTTGTTTTAATAACTCTTTTCCTTTGTCAGATATTTTGCTTTTGTTGATTATTTCTTTTACATCTACTGGTTCTTTTGCGACCTCTACCAAGTTTCCAGTAGCGGTCATTTCAATTTGCTTTTGACCTGCATTTAGTAACGCTCGTTCACGTTCTGCTTTTTCTCGTGCTTTTACTAACAAGTGATTATCTTTAATCGAATTAGATAATCTTAAACGCTCACGTTCTCGTGTTTCTTGTACTTCGTAGTTCTTAACAAACTGCGCTCTACATGATGTTTCGTTGAAGTTATCGCCATTTTGAGGGTCAAACGATTTCCAAATTGCTTTGGCACATTGTTTTGTTAAACCCTCTAACTTGTCTAAACCCTTTTCATAGCCATATGATCTAGCTACTTGATACACTCTTTCCCATGCATCTTGTGCAGTAGGAAGTTCCTCATGTGCATTTACAAATGCACTTAATGCGGAACATTCCTCTCTGATTTCTGCAATCGTTGGTAAGAATTTACATCTATCAATTAGATTGCTTATTGCTTGTTCAAGGGTTACTGGGTTTACATTGGATAACTTTGTTACATACAACATCATGCGTTGCTCTGACATATCAGTAGACCACGCTATCTGTAACATCGATAGTGCTTTCAAAGTCTGTTGTTGGTTGTTCAGTATCTACACCCCCTAACTTATTCATCAAGTTATTAACTACGTTGATTGCATCTTCCTTGCTATTCTTTTTAGAATTAGGTTTTCTGTATTCGCTACGTTCCCAAGTTCTAACCGCTGCTTTCCAATCTTTCATGGAGTTTTTACCAACTTTCCAACCATTACTTTCGTAGTAGTCATAAAATTGTGCAGCGTTTATATTGTTATTACGTTCAATGCAGTACTGTTCGATTTCAGATAGAGTAGGCTTAACAAAGCGTTTAGCTTTGGTAGGCGATTTATTCGCCTTAGTATCTAAT